GTTAATTACAAAAAATATAGGTGCGCCACAAGATATGGCTGAAGCATCTTATCGTATGGCAGATGCCCTAATGGAAGCTAGAGATAAAGGAGAAGAGCTTGGACTTGCAGCAATTAAACCTAAACGTAAATACAGTAGTAAAAAGGAGGATTAAATGAAAAAAATATTATTAATTACAGGATTGCTAGGAGCATGCTCGTCATCGCCTTACGTAGATAATTCTAAGCTACCTGATACTGCGTTACTAGTAGAAAAAGAAGTTACACAAATGAGTCGCAGTCAAGTAATTATGGCGGTTCAAGAATGCGAAACAAGTGGGCTTAGACCGTTAGTCATTATGTCTAGACGTAAGATTAATGGGAGCTTATCTGATGTTCCCGTCGATATAACTTGCATGCCAAAGTTCGGAAGATAATATGCCAGCATGGTCATACAGCAGTCTTAAAACATTCCAACAATGCCCGAAAAAGTATTATCACTTAAAGGTAGTCAAGGATGTTAAAGACGAAGGTAGTGAAGCCACAATATATGGCAAAGAGCTACACAAAGCTGCTGAGGACTACATTAAAGATGGCACACCCATCCCACCTCAGTTTGCGTTTATTCAAGATACGGTAGATGCGCTTAAGAACATTCCAGGTGAGAAGCATACTGAGATTGAACTAGGTGTATCTAACAAAGGTGGCAGGCTTAATCCTTGTGGATTCAACGATAAAAATGCATGGTATCGAGGCATTGCGGATTTACTAATCATCAATGGTGATGAAGGATATTTGGTTGACTACAAGAGCAGTAAGAACGCTAAGTATGCAGACTTAAAACAATTAGATTTATTAGCGGCGGCGGTGTTCACTCACTTCCCTGAGGTTAAGAGTCTTAAGTCTGCTTTGATATTTATAGTTAGTAATGAGTTTGTAAACAAAGAACACAGTTCAATGCACAAAATGGCTTACTTTGAGCATGTGCGGTTTGATTTAGAACGACTAGAAACAGCTCTAAAAACAGGAGTTTGGAACGCAGTAGCGGGTCCGTTATGCGGTTGGTGCCCTGTCAAGACTTGCCATAATTACAGAGAAAGAAGAAAATGATAGGACTCAAGGAGAAACCCCATGCCATACGTAAACAAACCTAGACCATACAAAAAAGAATACGAACAGTATCAGGGTAAACCCGAACAAATAAAAAATAGGGCTAAACGTAACACAGCCCGTGCGGAGCTAATGAAAGATGGAAAGGTATCAAAAGGAGATGGAAAAGACGTCGACCACTCAAAGCCTCTCAGCAAAGGGGGCACAAGTGCTAAAAGCAATCTCAAGGTTAAATCCGCTAGCAACAATAGGTCGTTTAGTAGGAACTCAGACCACTCCGTTAAACGGAATGTTAGCAAAAAATAGCATCCTAACGGACTACAACTGGCCTGGTAAACACAAACCTTTTGCGCATCAAAAGCAAACTTCTGAGTTTTTAACGCTTAACCGCAAGGCTTTTTGCTTTAACGAGCAAGGTACAGGTAAAACAGCTAGCGTAATATGGGCAACCGACTACCTAATGAATTTAGGTGTCGTACGTCGTGTGCTGGTAATCTGCCCTTTGTCTATTATGAAATCTGCATGGCAACAAGACTTGTTTAAGTTTGCAATTCATCGCACATGCGACATTGCCTATGGCGATCCTAAACAACGTAAGAAAGTATTAGCTGCTGGCGCTGAGTTTGTCATTATTAACTACGATGGTGTTGATATTGTTAAACAAGAAATACTACATGGTGGGTTTGATTTAATTGTAGTAGACGAAGCAAGTGCTTATAAAAATGCACAGACAACTCGCTGGAAGACCCTTAGAGATATAGCTAGTCAAGTCAAAGGTATGTGGATGCTTACTGGTACTCCAGCAGCACAATCCCCTGTAGACGCATTTGGCCTAGCCAAGCTTATTAACCCCGATAATATCCCTAAGTTTTATGGTCAGTTTCGTGACCAAGTTATGTATAAAATAGGCACGTATCGTTGGATACCAAAACCTCAAGCCCAAGATATTGTGCATAAAGTGCTACAACCCGCTATTCGTTTTGAGAAAGATCAATGCTTAGACTTACCTGATGTAACCTTTGTAGAACGGGATGCACCCCTTACTGCCCAGCAAATTAAGTATTACAAATTGCTTAAGAAACAAATGCTTATTCATGCGGGTGGTGAGCAAGTTAGCTCAGTAAATGCAGCTGTTAATATTAATAAATTACTGCAGATCTCTGGCGGTGCGGTCTATACGGATACTAAAGAAGTCATAGAGTTTGATGTTTCTAACCGCTTGAAAGTTATAGAAGAAGTTATTAACGAAGCGTCACATAAGGTCCTGGTGTTTGTTCCATTTACACATACTATAGAACTACTAAACAAATATTTAACAGCAGCTAACATACCTTGTGCAATTATTAACGGGCAAGTTCCTGTAAACAGAAGGCACGACATAATTAACGACTTTCAAACAACAGAAAACATTCGTGTTCTGATTATTCAACCTCAAGCAGCATCTCACGGGTTAACACTAACTGCTGCTAATGTAATCATTTGGTATGCTCCTGTAACCAGCGTAGAAACATACTTGCAAGCTAATGCACGTATTAACCGTCCAGGACAAAAGAACCCTATGACTATTGTGCATATCAAAGGAAGTGAAGTAGAAGCTAGGTTATACAGAATGTTACAAAATAACATAGACAGCCACACAAAAATAATTGACTTATATAGACAAGAAATTGAAGAAATAGCTTGACATTGTCAAAGTCATTGGTATACTAGTGGTTCGTAGTTAGAAGGAGCTAAAAATGGAAGATGTACAAACAGACAAACTTGCAGAGATTTATATAAAAATCCGTGACAAGCGAGCTGAGATTAAAGAGTTGTACGAGCAACAAGACGAAGAGTTAAAAGCTCAACAGGATTTGCTCGCAGAAAAAATGCTAGACGTATGTCGTGAAAACAATGCCGATAGCATTAAAACACCAGCAGGGACAATCATTCGTAAAGTGGATACACGGTACTGGACGACGGATTGGGATTCTATGTATCAGTTCATACAAGAACATGATGCCTACCCCCTGCTCGAGAAGAGGATACATCAAACTAACCTCAAGCAGTTTCTTGAAGAGAATCCAAACCTGTTACCTGCTGGTTTACAAGCAGACAGTAAATACACCGTGGTCGTTAGAAGGAGCAAAACATGAGTAATATTTCTATTTTTCAGCAGCAAAACACAGTAGCAACTAATCGTGAGGTTAGCGAATTATCTAAAGCCCTAGCGGATAGCGGTGGCGGTTCTAGTAGCCGTCGTATCACCATGTCCAAAGGCGTGTTTCGCCGTATTGTAAATGGCAAAGAAGCAGGCAAGGTTAAAGATGGTTTCTTAAATGTAATCGTTATTAACGCATTGCCAAAGGTATCTCGTCAGTTCTACGCTACTGCGTTTGATCCTGATGCTGCTCCAACTCTACCTGACTGCTGGTCTAACCAAGGCGATGTACCTGATGCTAAAGCTGCAAACCCACAGTCCGCAAGCTGTGCTACTTGCTCACAGAATATTGATGGTTCAGGCACAAATGGCAAAGGTCGTGCATGTCGCTTTAATCGTCGTGTCGCTGTGTTGCTTGAGAATGATATGAGTGGAGATATTTATCAATTTAATATTCCAGCCAAATCTTTGTTTGGTAAGGGTGTTGGTAATACGCATCCGTTTGAGAGCTATATTAAGTTCTTGCCAGCTAACGGCGAGAGCATTGATCGCATCATTACTCAGATTGCATTTGATGAGAACGAGACGGCTGATGTGCTGAAGTTTACCCCAGTGCGTCATTTGACCGATGAAGAGATTGATGTTGTAGAAACAGCACAAGCTACTCAAGAGTCCAAGAGAGTTATTCAGTTAACTGTTGCTCAGCAAGATGGCGTTGTAAAGCTACCACCAGTAGCAGCTAAACCAGCTTTTGAATCTGAAGCTGAGCCCGATGAGCCTGTTGTTAAACGAGCTAAGAAAACTGAGGTGCCTCCTGCCGCACCAAAAGCAAAATTAGCAGATGTTGTTAGCGCTTGGTCGGATAACTAATAATGAGTTACGGCTATAGTGCCAAGACTATTCAGCTTAATAAACAGGCTGATAGCAGTAGGCTTGGTGTTGCTCTTGGTAAAGCGGCTATAAAACTAGGTATATCAGTTGCAGATGTAGCAACCACTATTGGGGTTAGCAGGCAAACGATATACAACTGGTTTGTGGGTTCGTACGAACCCGATAAACGCTATGCCAAAAACGTAACTAAGTTACTGAATAGTTTAACTAAGCACATTAAAGAATCAAAACTTAAGTAATAAAGAGCATCACCGGAAGGTGAGGGGGGAGTAGTCCCCCCTTTTTTCCCCCTAACAACGAGACGAGAATGGCAAACATTGACCTATTAAACAGAGTGCAAAGCCCCAATGGGTGGCTTACTGTGCTTGGCTTAAAGGGTAAGTCTGCTATACAAGAGCTTGTTCAAACACGAGAAGAATTTGATACCTACGTAGAAGACTTTCTGTCCAAAGGTAGGGATGTGTATTTTGGTGTTGCTAAGTTTGAGACAAACCTAAATCGTAAAAAAGAGAACGTAAAAGACCTCAAAGCATTTTGGCTTGACTTAGATTGTGGTGAAGCAAAAGCAGAATTAAACCCAAAGACAAATCGTCCTGATGGCTATATAGACCAAGCAACAGGTCTACAAGCACTAAAAGACTTCTGCAAATTAATTGGATTACCAAAGCCTTTACTTGTTAACTCAGGTCGAGGCATCCATGCGTATTGGCCTCTTGTTAACCCTGTTAGTAGGGAAGAGTGGGAGCCAGTTGCTAATCGTTTGAATGAACTATGTGTATTGCATAACCTTTATGTCGATGCAAGTGTATTTGAGATAGCTAGGGTGCTTAGAGTCCCTGGCACATTGAACTTTAAAGATAATCCACCTAAGCCAGTAGAAATAATTTGTGATGCACCAGATGTTGAGTACGAAGCATTTAAGAATTTACTTGGTGTAAAAGAAGCGCCTAAGAAGCCAACGGTTCCTAGAGAACTAAGTGAATTACAAAAAGCTATGGCTGCTAACACCGTATCTAGGTTTAGCAAGATTATGATTCGCAGTGCCAACAATGAAGGTTGTGCACAGTTGTTGTACCAGTATCAAAATCAAGAGTCTGTATCCGAACCCATGTGGTTTAACGCACTGTCTATTGCTCATCGTTGCGTAGATAGAGAGACTGCAATTCATAAAATTTCAGAAAAGCATCCTAGTTACTCTCCCGAAGATACAGAGGACAAAGCTAGCCACACAGCGTTTGCTCAACGTTGCAGTACGTTTGAAAAAAATAACCCGGGCGGTTGTGATGGTTGCCAATGGAAGGGGCGCATTGGTTCACCTATTGCCCTAGGTAGAGAAATAGTAAAGGCAGAAGAAACCGAAGTGCACGAGACGCAGGCATTAGATGATGCTGTAACGTATAAGGTACCCTCTTACCCATTTCCGTATTTTCGTGGGAAGAACGGTGGCATCTATATAACAATCAAAGACGAAGAGGAATCAGAACCAATCTGCGTGTATGAGCACGACTTATATATCGTAAAGCGAATGCATGATCCTGACCCTGCGGTTGGCGAGCTTGTATTAATGCGGTTGCATTTACCTAAAGATGACGTACGGGAGTTTACGATTCCGCTGTCTACCGTGGCAGTAAAAGAAAGATTACGTGAAGCGTTGTCAACAAAAGGTGTCGCAGGGATGCCAAAGCAAATGGATCAACTAATGGCATTCTTAATGTCATTTATTAAAGAATTGCAGTACAAAGGAAAGGCAGAACTTATGAGGACACAATTTGGCTGGGCAGATAAAAACAGCAAATTTATTATTGGCGATAGAGAGATTAGCAAAGACGGTACATTTCATAGCCCACCCTCTGCAAATACTAGATCGTTTGCGGACGTTATGCATCCCAAAGGCACACTAGAGAAATGGAAAGAAGTATTTAACTTGTATGGTGCTCCAGGATTAGAACCCCATGCATTTGCTGCGCTTACTGCATTTGGCGCGCCACTCCTTAAGTTTACTGGTCATAGCGGAGCAATCATAAATCTTATTCATAAAGAGTCAGGCACGGGTAAATCTACTGCGTTATATATGTGCAATAGCGTCTACGGACACCCCGATAGACTAGCAGCTATTTGGAAAGACACCTTAGCCGCTAAGATGTTGCACTTAGGGATTATGAATAATCTGCCCTTTACGATTGACGAGATTACCAACATTAGCCCTGCCGAGTTCTCTACGCTGGCTTATAGCATGTCTCAAGGTCGTGGTGCCAACAGGTCTAGGTCGGATAAAAACGAGATGCGTATTAACAACTT